GACCACATACCTGGATCAATAACTAAATCACCAGATGCAGCTTCGCCCCAAGCTACAAAGTCAGACGTATTTGTTATTGTAGCTCCGTCTGAGTGTGATGCAGCTGTAGTGCCTCTCGCTGCTCGCGTCACGCCTGTTAGTGTATTACTTGAGATTCCAGTGTAAGAAATATCTTCAGTGCCTATTCTTATAAAATTAGTTCCTGTTGACGGAAAGTTAGTTGAGCTTGTTAAAACAATCGTTGTTGTAGAATCGTTAATTGCTCCATTCAAAGTTGTTGTTTGTGGGTTAGATGCTTCACCACCCCAAGATCCTAAACCCCAACCAAATCCTGGTAATTGTTCTGCAGGTCCCACTGGGTAATAAAGTTGAACCCTGATACCACCAGAAGTAGTTGCACCAGAACCAGACTCGTTAGACGGCATAGTTATAGTTAAAGTGTCATTAGTTGGTGTGCTAGTGACCATAAATTTTTTATCATCAAAATCAGAGGCTCCAAAGTTTGAGTCTGTAATTGTTGTAAAATTATCTAGTAAAATTATGTCTCCAGGATTAGCACCGTGAGCTGTGGAAAAAGTTATTGTAACAACGGCGGATCCATTTGTAGTGCTAAAAGCGTTAGTTAAAGTTGAAGTTGTCTTGATAGGATGTATGTCATAAAAAACACCTCCTGAATACGCGTACAAGATTCTGTTTGTTCCTATAATAGAATATTTAACCCCACTGCTATTAACAATGTGGTGCATAGCTCTAGCTGCACCAGTGAGTTTATTCTCACCTAATTGTGACCAACCACCTATTTTCTCTGGTGAGCCATATCTAAATCTTACATTATCGCCATCGACCCACTGACCCTCTGCTTGAGTCTCTGTAAGTTGTTTATTGAATCCAGGTAGAAATTGTACTTTTCTTAGCATTATATCATTATACCGGTTTTTATTTAAAAATATAGCCTATTTAGATGTGAGATTAAAGGCTATCGTTATTCTTTCTTCTATCGGATTCATATTAGGCTCAACAGAATGCTCTAACCACGATGGAAACATCAATAGTTGATTATCCCTAGGATCTATTTTCCAAAAAGATGAGTTATACGCTGTAAAATGCTTAATATGTTTATTAAAATATAGAGGAATTATAGAAGATGCAGGGTGTGCAAAAGCTATAGGCCCTGCCTTTTCTGGGACCTTCACATAAAATACACCCGACAAAACACAGCCAGGGTGATTATGTAAACTATGAGCATCCTTGAATTTATTTATATTTACCCAATAATTATCTATTTTTAAATTGTCTGTAATCCCTAATTCTTTTGCAAACTCCTTACCTACCTTTTCAATAATATCTAGCAAAGGTTGGAAGACAGGTTCATCTTTTATGTCGTTAGTTTGATAGCCTGATAGATTAGATCTAAATCTACCTTTACTACTTCTCATCTCAAAAATTCTGTATTCTAGCTCTTTCTTATTTTTTAAATCTAAATGAATACTAGCAACAGGTACCTTAAATATGTCTGCAATTTCTTTCTTCATAATTTATTTTTCTAGGAATATAGTCCATTCTAGATCAGATATCAAATCATCTATATACACTTTTTTCTTATTTTCTCTTCTTACATATTCGTGTAATTCCTCTAAATCTAGAATTAACCATCTATTTTGAAACTCTAAAACCATTTTATCTGCCTTACTTTTTGTAGACCCTGTTTGCGCGAACTCACCATCTGGCATCTTAAACATATCTCTTACATCAAACTTATAGAAACCATTTTGTTTTTTTAAAATACCAGCGATGTTCCAAGAGCTTTTTCTTTTTGGGTATTCTATTGCAGTCAAATACTTAGAAAATTTTTCTACAATACTCATTGAAACTTAGGTCCTTCCAACCATAATGAAACCATTGTTCTCTCTCCCTTAGTTACAGGGTTTACTTTATGCATAAAAAAAGAAGGAAAGATAATAGCAGAACCTGGTTGTATTATCTCTTTTATTTCTTTAGACAAACCTGTTGTTAATAAAAACTCACCTCCTTCAAAAGTCTTTTCAGATATATTTAATAAACAAGTTAGTTTAATATCTGACACCGGATGATAAAAATTAGAATCCATATGCCAATCATACCTATTACCTTTATTGTATGTAATATAATTTAAACGTAGTTCTGATTGTGGAGGATATAAATTATAACCAAAGTTTTGTTGATTTGCGCTAAGGGCAGATAAAACAAATCTCTCTAACAAAGGAACATTACCTAGTTTAAATAATTTAACATCTGATGTTTTTACAACGTGCTCTGCAGGAGATCCTTTTTCCTCTAAGATAGAACTCTTTATAGACTTATTAATTTTTTTAATTTCTAATGGTGTGTATAAATTTTGATACCACCAATACTCACTACGTTTACTCATTAAATTATTTTTATATAGTTATCGCTTAGTTTAACAGGTGATAAATCAAAAGCTATGGTTATTCTCTCAGACTTAGAATTATTTTTGTTTGTATAATGTGCAATAAAGTTTTGAAACAAAGTTAATTTACCTACTTCGTTTTTACTTTGATAAGAGGAGGGTTCGTTAATTTGATTAGGTGTATTAATATAAAAGGTAGATGTATCATCTGCTTGAACACAAACGTGTCCTCCTAAATATATGTTTGGATGTACACCGTGTAAGTGCAATTTTATTTCTTGTCCTTTTCTTAAAACATTATACCAGCATTGTATATATAAATGATTTGGTGAAGGTGCTCCTACTGCTTTTAAAAATAAATTATGTGCATCAATAATATTTTGTTTTAGTTTAATTATCTCTGTGTTTTTAAAGTTCATAACATTAAAGTTTTGAAATCTAGATGTTGTGCTATTGAAGCCCACTTTAGTATACCCATCTGTGTGTTTATTATTTATGTCTTTTGATATGGGTAGTTTCAATATTTTCTTTTCTTTATCTAAAAGATACTTTGCTAATTTTTTAAAATTTATATCTTTAGTTTGTGTCTCACACATAAAATAATTCCATTCAGGTGAAAACGGATTATTTTTAGGTTCATTTTTAAAATTAATTACTTTCATTAAAAAACATAGTTGTTAGAGAATAAGTGTTATCATATCTTTTACCTGGAAAATCCAAACAATAATATCTAGATTTTAAAAACCAATAGGCATCTAAATTTTTTTCACCATTATCTAAGATAATTATTGCGTCTTTTTTTATGTGTTTGTGAACAAGTTTAGCAACTTTTATTCTAGTTGTTTTGTTAGGATTATTATCTATTAATATAATTAAGCTAGATTCATATAAACAAGGCACAAGTAAATTTTCTATATTTGTATCGTTAAATAAAAACATACGAACGTTAGACATTTTTAATTTTTTTAAATTATTAAATATTGTTTCATCGTCTTCAAAAGATGCCATATTTTTAAATATTTTAGAAAAGAAAATTGTAGAGTCTCCAGCCCCTATTTCAAGAAAAGTTTTATCTTTAAGATTTAGTTTTAAAAAATAATCTAAAAAATTATTTGTTAGTAGAGGTTTCATAAGAAAAATTAAAAATCATAACATTTCTTTGTTCAAACGTATCATCGTGATGAGCAGCGTGAGGAATATTAGGATTGTATAAAATTAGTCTATTAGGTCTTGATGATACTTTTATGTCGGGCATCTTACAAGTATCTGTTATGTATAACGCAGTCCCTGAAAAATAACTTTGATCAAAATAAAATACACCAGATATTTGATCGTGATTTTCATCAATAACATCTCTGTGTATTTGATTAACACCGTTTAGAACACCAGCAGCTTTTTTAACTTCTTCTGTTTTAATAAATCGAAATGTAACCCAAAATCTTTTTATCTTTATGTTAAAATCTTTTTCTAATCTTTTCTGTAGATACTTTCGTAAACGTTGACCTCTTTTAGTACCAACTTGATCTTTACTTAAATCAAGACAATCATAACAAGGGTATCCTTGAAAACGATTACCTAACCATTTCCAATTCTCTGGTTGACAAGTTGCATAATAAGAGAACTTACTAAATTTTCTTTTTAAAATTTCAAACATTATAGGTTTGAAATAATTATTACGTATGTATATTGAATTATTTTTAATTACAGATTTTAAGTTCATTTGTAATATTTTGCAAACTCAGGTAGTCCTATCGCTGGTCTGCCGTCGTAAGGAATTTTATTTGGATCATTCTTACTATTATAGTGTAAGAAAACTTGACCACAATCTTTCCCTTCATAAGGCTCTCTCCAGTGCTCTACATCACATCCTGAATATAACATCATATCACCCGGATTAAGTTTTATAGCAATACCTTTCTGATTTGTCTTTCCTGATGGCTCTAAATAAATAGGCCACACTCTATCTCCACCAAGAGATAGTGTAGCAGAGACAGCGCAAGATTGTCTGTCTTTGTGTCTTTTTAATATATCTCCATTTTTATAAATACGTGCATAACTATATGTTTCTATTAATTTTAATTTAGTTGCTTTTTCTATTTTTAATTTTAATCCTGCTAATAAAGTTTCCATAACTAAATCAGAAAAACAACTAAATGTTCCAGGAACTTGACTATCTTTAAATGTTCCCCAAGATTCTTCAAATGGTGATATTAAATGTTTGTTAAGTAAATAAGCAGTAGTGTTTCTTTTTAAATTAAAATAATGATAGATAAAATTAGCTAACTCTTTTGATATAGCTTTTTTAATAACTAAATATTTTTTTCTTCTAAAAGACATTATACGTATGGATTTCCACAAGACCATAGCACTAAACTAAATCTATTTCCAGATGTAACTGGCGCAACTCTGTGCCACACATAACCAGGGAAAAAAATCATAGTGCCCTTTTCTCTTGTTTCAGGTATTGTTGAAATTGTATCCTCTGCTGAATTTCTAAATTTAAATTGTAAATCTCCTCCCGTATAATCGTTTGAGTTAGATAAACATAGTGTCATTGATATCTTTCTAGTTAATCCAGACAGACCTTCTTTTTCTGGAGGATAAGGTTCGTTATAACTATCACAATGCCAATCATAAGTCTCATTTACTCCATAGTGTGTAAATTGAAATTTCTCTGCCGTTGATATTTGATAGTTCCATCCTGCTTGTTTATTAGCTAAACCTAGCCATTGAAATATTTCTCTATATATCCAAGGTTCTTGGACCCAAGCAACTTTAGAACGTCTAATCTGTCTTATTTGTTCTAGTTCTTGACTCGTAACGTTTTCGATTGGAGCTCCTCCGGTAAGGCCTGGTTGTGGTTTTAAACTCATACCAAATTTTAAAATATCATCACAAACAGTTCTAGGTAAAGCTTTTGGGAAAACCCAAAATAAATTCTTATTCATTCTTTTTCCTTTATATACTACTTATTATAAAATCCAAGCAGAAGTCGCGCTATCCCATCTCATCTCAATTCCATCATCAGTTTTACCTGACCAACCTTGAGTAGCATCATCCCATTTAAAAAATATTTGATCACCTGGGTCTGTGTTTGTAGCTCCAGCTCCTGTCCAATAACTAACTGTTGGATAACCTCCAGGTGGCTGCCAAGCTCCTTTATCATCATCCCAAACCCAACCGTTCATACCTGTTGGAGTTTTTGGATGGTAGAAACAATCTTTCTCTGCGTTGTAGTACATACCTCTACCTGCAAAGTTTTTTCTAAAAGCTTTTGACTGATCCTCACTTGGTTCTCCATCAGAATTGTAGTGAACACCAAAGCCAGTATTGTAGGATGTTTGTTTCCAATAATATTCGGAGGGATCTGTTTTAAATGTTGTTTGACACCAAGTCTCTCCTCTTGTGTCTCCGTTGAAATCTACTTCTTGATTTGAAACTACGATAACGTGCATTACCTTGTTGTCAGAAACTCTTATTTTTGCAAAATTAGCCATTATAATGTTAGCGTCCCTGACACTGTAAAAGTTACGACAGTATCACTGCCCGTTGTAGCAACTGTATTATCACTTGGCGCAACTGCAAAAGTGCCTGGTTTATTAGCTGTTGGAAATCTTAATATAACTACACCTGATCCACCTTTACCGCTTGTAGGTTGTTGAGCACCTTGACCTGGTCCTCCGCCACCTCCACCGCCAGTGTTTGCACTAGCAGAGCCACCTTGACCTCCTGCAGGAGCTCCTGCTGCTCCTCCTCCGGATCCTCCAGAACCACCTGATCCTGGGAAAGCGAAACCACCTCCGCCACCACCTCTAGTGACGTCTGATCCTGTAATTGAATTTGGTGATCCATTACCTCCAGCTCCTCCAGAGCCTGGTCCACCATTACTACCTGCTTGAGCAGCTCCACCACCGCCGCCACCTGAGTGTACGTTAGGAACGTTAAAACCTTGTCCACCATCATTACCTTGAGGTGGAGATACTGGTGGAACATTACCTGATCCACCCTCACCATCGTAGCCGTAGCCTCCGCCACCGCCGGATCCTCCTGGTTGTCCTTCATTTGGAATCCACGCCCAGCTTCCTCCAGCGCCACCGCCGGCAGCTGTAATCGTAGAAAAAGTTGATGGGTTTCCTGATGGGTTATATGGACCTGGTGCTGGTGTTAGACCTCCAGTTCCACCTGATCCTACTGTAATTGAAAGGGGCGCAGTTATTGTAGTTGTGCTTCTTTGAGGCACGCCGTAAGAGGCTATAAAACCTCCGGCTCCTCCGCCGCCTCCTAGTCCTCCTGAAGCACCACTCTCGTAGCCTGATGCTCCTCCTGAACCTCCGCCAGCTAAAACTAGATAGTCTACACCATCTATTTTTTTCTCCGCTGATCCAGATCCGAAACCTAGAATTTGATATCCAAAACCTGCCATTTATTCTCCTTATACGTCGTTAGCAGCGTCAGTAGTAAAGAATAATTTAATTCCTAATAGTTTTGCATCAGCTGTTAAAGAGTCTGCTGATACATCTCTTGTTATTTGGAAGTAAACTTCCTCATCTGTGCTAGGAGATCCTGCTATTGTAACTGCTCCGCTTTCTGCTGTAACGTCTAAATCGTTTGCTGTACCACTATGTGCTTTCGCTGTTGGTGCTACTCCTGTTCCAAAAGAAGCGTTAATTGTGTCGTTATCCGCACAAGCAACACCTGCTAATACCCAGGATACAGTACCTGTATTTGTAGAATCTGCTGTAAAGAATGCTTGGAAAGTTATTGTGCCTTCGTTCCAAGATTTTGGAAAGGCAACAGCAAATTGTGCATTCTCATCTGAATCTTTGTCAAAGTCTAAAGTTTTAATTTCAGGTCCGTTTGATAATTCAACCTGAGCAAGATCTGCACATCCATTTGTAGTGTTAGGATACATAGCAACTGCTGGTATCCAAATAGATTCTTTACCTGCAATTTTAACTGCCGATACGTTTCCATCGCCATCTTCAGCTTTAATAACTCCTGACCCTTTTGTTTTTAGATCAATACCAATGTTAGTATCACCTCCAGATGCTGTAATTGATGGATTATTACCTGTTGCAGCATTTGCGTACGTGACTTCATTAACAGCTGAACTTGTAGCTGTTAAAGTAATTAATTCATTTCCATTTGTATCTTGAATATTTGTTCCAATTTTTGGAGAGGTTAAAGTTTTATTTGTTAAAGTTTGTGTTCCAGTTGTTGTAACGTCTCCATCACCAAAAGCTAAAGTAATAATGTCCGGATTAGTTCCATCATTTGCTGATGCAAATACTAATTGATCTCCCTTATCTGTAGATGAAAAAGTAAAACTATCACCTGATCCAGACACATATTTAAATTGTACTGTGTATGCACCTGATGTTGAATTTCTTAAAAAATAAAAAGTTTGTACATCTAAAGGAATTGTAACAACTTGGTTTCCTGTAATTGTACCTGTGAACTCAATCATTCTGTG